CGTCGCCAGGTGAAGGCGCAGTTGTCCGCTGCGTCGGAAGCCGGGGATCACGAAGGCGTGGCAGAGCTTACGGATCAGCTGGTAAAGCTGAACACGGCCGAGCCGGAGAAGAAGGCTGCTCCTGTACAGCAAGCAGCCCCCGCTTTCGTTCCTGACCCAGCCTTAGCGCAATGGAATGAAGAGAATCCCTGGTTCGGGACAAACAAACGCAAGACTTCCTTGGCCCTCGGCATCGCTGAGGAACTTCGGGAATCCGGCGAAACAAGCACAGGGCGTGCGTTCTTTGAGAAAGTTGCGGCGGAAGTTGCAAAGGAACTCGGAGAGCAGCAGCCTCGTGGAGATAAGGTGGAAGGGTCTCGCGGAAGTGCTGACGGTGAAAGTCGTGCGCGCGGAAGCAAGGGCTACGCTGCACTTCCTGCCGACGCCAAACAAGCCTGCGATGCGGAATCAAAGCGGTTTGTCGGGGAAGGTAAGAAGTACAAAACCATCAACGACTGGCGTACTCGCTACGCTGAGATATATCACGGAGAATAATCATGGCTATTGACAAACCAAATCCAGGCACCGCGACGGGTAGTACCACTGCCCAGCGGAAACGCATCCCAATGTCGGTTCCAGTCCAACGACTGGAGACGGAAGACATTCCTGGCTACCACCTCCACTGGTTCACCTCCAACCCCGAGCGTCTTCAGCGCGCGCTGGATGGCGGCTATGAATTCGTGGATGAACGAGAAATGAAGATCAACAACGTATCCCTCGGCGGTGACAGTGCTGCCTCCGGGAACGCTGACATGGGATCGAGAGTAAGCGTTGTCTCCGGGCAAGAGGTAGGTAAAGACGGCCAACCCGTCCGACTGGTTCTGATGAAGATCCGGCAGGAATGGTGGGACGAGGACCAGAAACAGGTCGAGGCTAGGAATAGCAAAGTACGTGACTCACTCCTAGGTGGTATGATTGGGGCAGAGAATGATCGCCCAGGCGATTCCCAACACCGCTACGTGGATAAGTCCAGAACCGCAATTCCCGACTTTTTCAAACCCAAGCGCTCACGCGCTTAACCAACGGAGATTTTTATGGCAAATGCAAATCGTCCGGCTGGGTTCATTCCTGTTCAGTACCTTAACGGTGCCCCCTGGAACGGCCAAGCTCGACTCTACTCAATCGCAGCGGCTTACGCTACTGCCCTCTACATCGGTGACCCGGTTAAGTCCAGTGGGACTGCCAATGCCGACGGTATTCCAGGCATTGTCCTGGGCGCTGCAACCGGCGGCCTTCGCGGTGTGATCGTCGGTCTGGGCACGCAGGAAGGCTTGATCGCTAACCCGCAGAACCTCGACATCACCTACCGTCCAGGCGCGGAGACGTCGAAAGACTGGTTCGCCATGGTGGTGGACGATCCAAACGTGCTGTTTGAGATTCAGGAAAATTCCAACACTCTGCAGATTGCAGCTACGGACATTGGCCTGAATACGATCTCCCTCAGCGGGACAGGTAATGGTTTCACGTCAGGCTGGCAACTGCCCTCCTCGACCGACGCCACGCCTGCAGTGACCGCAACCCTTCAGCTCAAACTGATGGGTCTGGTCCGTCGCCAGCAAAACGCGTTTGGTGCTTACGCCAAGCATCTGGTTCAAATCAACGTACATGAGCTTGCCCACGGCACTGGCTCATTAGGAGTATAACATGGCTGGCGGCGTAATCAACACAGGCTCGCACCCTAAACTGCTGTGGCCTGGGGTGTTCACCACCTGGGGCCAGGTCTACGACCAGCACACGAAAGAGTACACTGACCTGTACGACATTCGCAGCTCGGACAAGGCCTACGAACAGGGCGTGCAAGTGACTCCCTTCGGTCTCGCTCCCGTCAAGGGCCAAGGCGCTCCAGTCACTTACGACTCGGAGATCCAAGGTGTGGTTTCGACCTACACCCACATCGCCTACGCTCTGGGCTACATCGTCACCTTTGAAGAACTGCGTGATAACCAGTACAAAGAAGTTGCGACTCGCCGCGCGGAAGCGAATGCGTTCTCGATGAACCAGACAGTGGAAAACATCGGCGCCTTCCCGTACAACAATGCTTTCGCCACCACGTACTTCAGTACGGCTGACGGTGCTGCGTTGATCTCGGACTCGCACGTGAATGCCACTGGCGGTACGTTCAGCAATGCCCTGTCCCCTGCGGCAGACTTGTCTGAAGCGTCGCTGGAAGACCTGACCATCCAGATAATGGGTGCGCAGAACGACACAGGCTTGCTGATCAACATCATGCCTGAGTCCCTGCACATCTCTCGTCAAGAATGGTACAACGCCAATCGGATCTTGCAGTCGGTGTTGCAGTCCCACAATGGCAACAACGCTATCAACGTGTTGAAAGCCACGAACGCCTTCCCGAAGGGCATCAAGATGAATCACTACTTCTTGTCGCCTCACGCTTGGTTTGTGCGGACGAACTGCCCGAACGGCATGACCTTCTTCTGGCGCGATGAGCCGATGTTCGATCAGGACAATGACTTTGACACCAAGAATGCGAAGGCCGCTTCGTATATGCGCCTGAGCGTTGGCTGTACAGATCCTCGTGGTGTGTACGGTAGCAACGGGCCGTAAGGCTTAGCTGATGCGCGTGGATTATGTTACAATAACCCGCGCGCATTGTCTAGGGTTTCCGCCTTAGGTGTGCTGGCACTTCATCCAGCAGTTACGGGAGCATCCCTCCCGTTCGTAAGAACGTAACTAGGAGTATCATATGGGCGCACCAACCAGATTCCAAAACGGGGTCACAAACAATTCCGGCAGTAATGCCTTGGGCATGATGGGGCAGCTGGACCCTACGTTGTTTCACACTTTCTTTGACGACTTTGATTCCTTCACCGCAGCGGAGTGGACGGTTACTAACGTAGGTGTGACGCCGACCATCGCTAACACAGGCGTGCTTGGTGGAGCAATCCTGCAGACCAACACCGCAGGTATTGCAGACTCGGCGTATCTGCAGAAACCCGGCGCCAGCTTTTCTTTCGTCGCGGATAAGAAGGTTTGGTTCAAAGCCCGCTTCCAGGTTTCCGACGCAACCGAATCCAGCATTGTGTTCGGTCTCCAGGTTGTGGACACTACCCCTCTAGCCGTGAGTGATGGTATGTACTTCCTGAAAGCGGACGGTGCGGCCACGTATAGTTTCATCTCCGCTACAGGCTCTGTGCTGACAACCGCAGCTGCCGTAGGCACCCTGGTCGCAGCGACAATGACTGAACTGTCGTTCTACTTCGACGGGGTAAATGAAGTTCAGTACTTCATCAACGGCGTGCTTAAAGGCCGGATGACTGTCGGCACCTTGCCTACCGGCCTGGTCACTGTCAGCTTTGGCATGGCGAACGGGGAAGCGGTCGCTAAGACCATGACAACCGATTACATCTTCGTCGCGCAAGAGCGTTAATCAATCGGGGCTTCGGCCCCTAGGAGAACCACATGGCTAATACGACTTATGTACAGGTGATCGAGGACGGCCCTCGAAACGCGGTGGTAAGGGTGAGCGGGTTGCTGGACACGGCTAACCTTGCTGCGACAGCACTCATCACTACTGCTATGTTTACTAACAACGATGTAGTTGCAGGCCCTCTGACAGGCTTTCGCGTTAACGAGATCGAGTTCTCAGTCGCGAGTGGCCTTGCAGGTATCATCGAGTGGGAGGCTACAACACCGCAGATGATCGGGGTCTTCAACGATTCTAACGAAGTGAACTGGGCGCCAGGCTTACAGCCAGATCGGGCGGCAGCGGGCTACACTGGCAGCATTACCTTCAGGACTCTCAACTGGGTAGCGACTGTGCAGGGGTTTACTTTCACCATGCGCCTGATCAAACTTTACTAAGCCCATCATGACCGCACCTAATGACAACACGCCAGTATCCATAATCAACGATGCGTACTTCGACGCGGGCCTGACCCAGGAAGGGCAGGTCCCCAACTCCGAGCAGATCGTCATGGGTATGCGGAAGCTGACGGATATTGTAAACTTGTTCCAGACGCAGGGGCTGAAGCTCTGGTTGAATGAGGACCTGTCCGTGCCCCTGGTTGCAGGGACAGGGACCTACACCTTCGGCCCGGCGGGGAGTATGGTCATGGCCAAGCCTCCTCGGGTGATCGACGCGTACTATGAAGATGTGAATCACATCAGGCGCCCCTTGATCCCGTTGAGCTGGAATGACTACATCCGCCTGAGCAAGATTAACCAAACGGGCCAGCTTAATTCCTACTTCGTAGACAAGCAGCAAACACAGTTGAGCGTATTCTTCTGGTTAATCCCGGACGCACAGGCGGCTACGGGGCTAGCGCATTTGTTGCTTCAAAAGCAAGTGACGAACTTCATCTCCCTGACGGAGACGGTAAACTTTCCGATTGAGTGGAGAATCGCGCTTCGTTGGGCACTTGCAGATGAGTTGGCGACTGGCCAGCCTCAGGCTATCATGGACCGTTGCCAGCAGCGGGCTACAGCCTATCGCTTGATGCTGGAAGACTGGGATGTGGAGGACGCCCCGACGCGGTTCACGCCTGATTCCCGTAGCCAGTACGCCAGCGGAGGGTTCCGGTAATGCCACAAGCCCCCTCGGTCGCAGTCCCGCAACGACTGCCCTTGGTAGTAGAACCGGAGAACCGGGATGAGACTACAGGGAAGGATGCGAAGCTTATCAATGGCTACGTAGAGCTGAATGATAAGACGAAGCAGTACTGGGTGTACAAGCGCCCGGGGTTGCTGCAGTATGGCGTCACCCAC